CGGCTTGAATCTATACCACCGAGAACCATCAGGATATAATCCGCTTGCGATTTTTTCAAGCCCCACTTTTTCAAAATGCTTGGCTAAATCATCTGAAAAACCCAATGCTAAATCATATCCTTTTATTTTTAATTCTATATACTTTTGTGGCACAATCGGCTTACAAATCTCCACACCTTCATCATCAAACCCCAGCATCTCCATTATGTGTGTATCTGACATTGGCGATCCCCCTTTCCTTCCTTCGTTTCTTTTTCATATTATTCTTTGATTATGTTATCGCCGGGCATGGATAACCAACACCATGCCCGCGCTGAGTGTAGAGAGGGATAAATAAACTACACATCAGATTTAGATTCATTCGTCTATCTCCACAATGCCATCAACAGCTTCAAGCTCTGCCAAACATTCAATACCCACTACCTGTGATAACTTGATTTTTGGCATATCAATCATTATCTCAGTTTCAAGCAGTTCCAATATTTTGCGATCTAGTTCAACAAACTCAGGAGTTCCCCGCATTGGTAATACTTGTTGCCCCTCTTCGTCGGTTGAAACATAAGGTTCTTGAAGGTCTTTTATTGCAGATTCGATTATTACAGACTCAGTTTTAATCTTGTCTGCAATGCGCTTGATGGTAATCAATAACTTGACGCTTTCTGTTTTTGCTATCTTCATAGACATAAGCACGTCCCAAAGTCTAGGCTGACCAAAGAACTGACGTGCCTTGAACTTGATATTCCCTTCATTCAGATCAATCACTTTTTCGTTATTCATTGTTTATCCCTCTTTTTTTTAGTGTTACGCATCCATTTCTTGAATATAGACATTAGCTGTCAATATCCATTTTTTGCCAGCAGGCACTTGTGCAAGCAAAATATCAACCGGACTCGATGGACTTCCATATCGGTAATGTATCCATTGACCCGCTGGAATTTCAATAATCTCAGACCCGCTTTTTGTGGTTTTAGCTATGATTGTATCTGTATCAAGTGTTATAGCCAATTCCTCACCTTCTTAGCTCGCTGTTGCGTGAGCGATAAAATAATAAGGCGTCCCTGCAACATCTATCCTAATTTTAACCTGATTTCCGCCAGTAGTATAAGACCCCGATTTTAAGGTTGCACCATTCGTGCCATCAGAATCCTCAAAGTCAAAGACGTTTGTGATCGTATCATTAAAGCTGATGGCATTCGTCCAACTAGATGTCGCACCTGCACCGATAAATATACCATATTCCCTTGCGAACCCTGAATCACCAGTGCAGTTTAGTTCTATGCCGTAAGTCGTGCCTGTGCCTGATTGCGATTCATCATAGACTCTCAAAATCTTGACACTGCCAGTGCAGACTCCATTGACTTTAGAATGAACCTCTAGTCCAGTAACATTGACGACTTCACCAGCACCTACATAGTTCTCCGCAGTGATATACCCGCCATGAATACTTGAACACGAGCCTGTCCTGTTACGTGCTAGAACCTCAAAACCCTCTATGCGACCATAAACTGTCGAAACCGAATAGTTATAGATTTGCACTTTCAATGCTATATCAGCATTACCATCCCATGCGTTAGTCCATGCAATCGCTCTGTTGCATGTTATATTTACGATTCCGTTCCTGATACCAACTGTGGGCGCTATCGGAACAGCATAAACAGATAATGATGTTGCATTATAGGCATTTGGTGTAGTATAAATCTGCAGTTGATCCGCAGATTCGTCCCATTTGAAATATGATCCCGAAGTTGCGCTATACCCGATAATATCTATGCCATCACCATCGACGCCGAATTGCACAACAGCATCATTGCCGATTATTTTTTCTGTAAAAATCAAGTTTCCACTCGACCAATATGATTTAACATTTGCTACTGGCATTTACTTTCTCCATATCATCCCTCTAAGATTTAAGCAGTGGTTCTGCTTGCTCAAGCTTTTCCAAAGCTTGATATGTTATTTCGTCTTTTTCAATCGTATCATCTTGTCTTTTGGTGGAACATCTATTGACTTATGCGAATCAGATATAAGAGGTTTTTTATCTTTTATTTTCTTCTTTATTCTGATTCGCATAACCAATCACCTAAACGTTAGACAAATTGAATTCACGAACAACAACTGAAGTAATAATAGCATTCTGCGTTCCTGTTTCAGTTGCCACCAGTCGCAGATAACGCTTTGTAGAAGTCATTGCACGTGCAGGCACTTCAATCGTTTTCCAAGTATCATCTTCTGCATCAGTATGTGCTGCTGTATAGCCTGACAAGTCCGCAAAATCACCAGTTGTTGTCGTTGCCGACTCTTGAATTTTCCATGCCACCGCGCCACCAGTTGCAACAGAAAGCGCATTTACACAAAAGACAGCCTTCAATGCATCTTTCATGTCAACCGCCAATGATGTTGCATAAGTATTGGAGGAGTTATTTATAGTCGCATAAGTAACGCCCTTGAAATCCATATCCATTTTTTCTGTAAGAAAAGCCATTGTCTTATCTCTCCTTATATAAAAGCCTTATGGAGGCTTATTATGATCTTGTGTCTAATGATACAAATGGCGCCCGATATGTCGTCCCACGTCTTGGTGTTTGATAGGTTTTCCATACGCAACGACCACCAATACGATATATGAACCTAAATGTCAACTGATCATATAGAAACTCGACATGGATGCTTGTATCATATCTAAGCCCTGAGTTGCTCTTTGTTAGTATGACATAATTTTGCCAATCGCAAAGGAATATATCGCCCTTTGTGTTTTTAGCTTGACAACATTCATTTACGATGATTGGTCTGCCATATAGTGTCATATATGGCTGATTTGCCATGCTATTCATTGGTAAAAATACAGGCGTTGATGCAGTTCCACCAACCACTGTCATTTGTGGTAGAATAGCGAGTAAATCGGGCGTTATAACCCAAACCGCGCGCCTCTGGCTTGATGGTCTCATACTTGCCCACATTTTCATAATGTTAGCTGGCAAAATCGGATCGGCGGATGTTTGATTAGTTTCAATCGCAACCGAATATAAAGCCGGGGCATTTAATATGCCTTGTGGGGTTTTTGTTCCAATACCATTGATCATCACATCATCCATCGCCAACGCAAAAGCATCCGCAAAATCTGCCTTTAGCTGTTGCTCAATACTAAATGGAGAATCCTCAATCATTTCCATACTGGCATAGGAAAGTCCGCCCAGCTTATCAAGCTCAATAGTGTATTCGCTTGTGGTTGGCTTTGAAACTGTTAAGGTATCCTTTTCGTTGATCCAATACATAATTACTGCACCAGATACATATCCGCTTGATTTATCATAATCATCAAGAGCTGCGAACTTCAAGCTATTACCTGCTGTTGTCATTTGTCTAGCTAAGTTGACAAGCCCTGCTGACTCATACCCGCTTTTTAGCAATTCAGATGCATAATCAGGTCTAAGGAACGATCCACCTTCTGAAAAATCATCAGAATGCATACCATCACCGGCTGTCTTGGTTCCTTTGTTTATCTCTGTGAACTTATTGACCTCTTCTGTGGTCAATTTAATGCCGGGTTCATGGCTACGCAAGGCAATCTTTGCCATTGTTTGCATATACTCACCCATTGACATTATGGGTGTATCTGATGTTTCATAAGTTTTGGTGTTATTTTTGGCTAGAACTTCATCTAGTTTTGTAATTGACTTGCTGAATTCGTCCATACGTTTAGATAGATCATCATTACGTTGTTCAATGAACTCAGTCAATTCCTTTTTAAGTTTATCGGGAGCATCAGACTTAGTTATATCATCAGCATCCACCTTGTTAGCCTTAATATAATCCGCTAGAATAGCTTTTTTTTGTTCGTCTGTAAGCCCGCCTTGTAATTCCTCTGCTGTTAAATCCTTGATTTTTTTCTCTGCCATCTTTCTAGTCTCCTATACAATAAGTTAAATTAATTTCTATCCCTCATTTCGACATCTCCAGTTCAGCTTAAGTCGTTTCTACGACTCTCGAGCTTTGCCTAATGCCTTATATAACAACCTTGATTTCATCAAGATCATCATCTTCAATAGTGATAACGATTTCGTCATCATCATCAAACTCGGATGCATCTCTCGTCTTATCACCAAGTTTGATCATCAACTCATCTATCTTCGCATTCAAAACTGACATTCCACTATCATATACGGACTTGATAATATACGATTCCCGTTGTCGTATGGGTGGTTGCTCTGCTTGCTTGAGAAACCCTTTTATAACAGCCACCATGTCTTTTATGTCACCGGCATCATTTATCATCTGTTCAACTGCGAGCACTGCTTGTGAATTTGAAGCAATATTTACCGCCGAATATTCATATAACTCCATGTCTATATATTCATAAAAAGGTTTTTTCTGTCCATCAGCTTCTGCATCAAATGTCCTTTTGAACCATTTAAATCCCACACTAAATGAATCCATATCCCCTTGCTCATAGAGTTCGCCAACAGCCAAGCCATGTAATTGTGGTCCAAAACGCCCTTTTGAATACAAGCCTTTTGTGCCATCAGCTTCCTTAGCACGTGTCCAATATGGCATCCCAATAGGTAGTTCCCAACTATCATGAAATAATAAAAATTTTGCTTTTTGCAATGATGGCTTCCGCCAACCAGCCATGCGCAATATTTCACCATCACGATCTATATCTTCTGTTGATACCCATGCTTCAAACTCTATGATGGGCTTTCCGTTTAGCTCGGAACGCCATATCTTTGGCTGTCCACTAGCCTTGCTAAGAAATTCACCTTGTGTAAGCTCCTCTATCATCATCATCACCTACTTAATTGCTATAAATATTTGCTTGCAAATAACCAATAACCGATTCCCTATCACTTGCGATATAAGCCATTGCCATCACCTACTACTAGATGCCAGCGAGTATGCCAAAAAAAACGCCGGCGAAGGCTATAATATCAGCACACTCGCCGGCGTTTCCTTTATTCTGTTTTATGAAAAATTAATCTAAATCAAATTATGAAGCTCCAATGTCGCTTTATATTTTAATTTTAATTTATTCGGCGTGCCAAATTCAAGATATTTATTATGCTGAATATCATAATAAAAAATTGCTTTGCCACCATCTATTTTAACTTTTAGCTTCTCTTTTAATGCCCTTAATAGATCATTCATCATTATCCCTCTGGTTTCACTATCGTCCAGCTATCACCTAAGTTAAAATAATTCTCTCCAACATTGATGCGCTTGCCTTGCATTTCAGCACACCAATCACATCTTCTATCATCTCTAACAGTCCACCATTCCTTTTGTTCAACGACTCCGCTTTGAATATATGATTGCTCTGCACCCTCGTTTTGGCCCCAAATCGTCTCTGTCCTTGCGATCCTCGTAGCACGATATTTGCTCATATCAGCATATAATTGCCTGATCTTCTTTTCTAACTGTGGGATGCCATCACCCGCTTGTATTGACGCATTTATTACTCTATGAAGATCGTCTCTGGTAGTATTTATCACGCTATCACTGAACCGATTCGCTCTGTTAAAAATAGCATTTTGCACGTTTGGATCAAGCACATCAAAACTAACTCCTATCTCAAAAAAATCACTAGCGATTTGACCCCAACCCATTATGTCAGGAAGCATAAGCTGACCGAATTCGTTATATATGATCTGATACTTTGACCAATCTATCAGATAATCATCAATAGCCTTTGTATAAGGATTATATGAATGTGTCAATATCTTAATAATTCGTATATGACCTGATTTCCAGTCAACTACTGGAATAAGCACACAGCGTCAGGAACAATGCAATGGTGGATGGCTGACATCCTCGTAATTGAATGTCATTGTGATAAAACCACCGGCTTTTATTCTAAGCTTAACATCTGTATAGTATATGTCCTTGACGCTCTTAAACGCTTGTAAGCTAGCCATTATATCATCTAGCTGTTGATCAAATACCTCTCGCATCTTGACTCTATACTTACGTTCAAAAGGTCTGCCATAATCCATAAAGTTATTCTCATGATCTTCAAGACGATTCTTGATAACCATGTTTGCTATTAACTTCTGAATTTGTGGATCATGGAGTATTAGTATCATTTATCCCTCACTTGCTTCATAACCTCGTCAATGATCGTCCTTACTTGACCAGCCAATGATTCATTACCGATCGCCATCATATTCGCAGGTATATAATGCTCATCACCGCCATCAATCGCTTCACCACAGTTGCGATCATACCTGATCTCATTGATATTTTTTATACCAGCACTCACATATCCAGTGTCAACCCGCATTTGTATCGTTTCGTCATTGGGGATGCAATCAGAAAAAGCAAAGAAATTAGAGTCAGTATCAGGGAACATTGGTAAATAAAAGCTATTCAATGTCTCCGATAACTCAATCAATACCGGCGTTACTGCTGAAGAATAATACTCAACATTCGATACATCTCTCTCCGCCCTATTTGAGGCGCTCTTAAACTTGGTTATTGGGACTTTATAGGCATTAGCTATTAGCTCTCGTAATAGCTCAATATCAGTCTGGAAAGGTATATCAGAGCCAATCATCGGGATAGGCTTTAATTGCCCCCCGGGAATAGATAATGTTTCGTCAAACTTTTGCATACCATTCCGATATTCTGTTATAGCTTTTTTTATGCCGATCTGTTGATCAGGTGTTACTTTGGCGTCCTTATCCCATTCAATATAGAAAGAAGTCCCCGGCTTAGTTTTTGCCAATGTGGAACGCAATGCCTTGATCTGCTCCATAAGCGCATAATCATCAAGCACCGATTCTAATGGACTCATGCCCGACTTCCAAGCATCAGATTTTGCCGATAACATCATGAAATGAATTATTTCATCTGGTGTATATTCCGTCATACCAAACATATATTTGTCTATCTGTCTGAATATCTTCTCTCCCTTTAGCTCTTTTATGCTTGCGTCTTCGGGGGGCATAACATGAATATATGCGGGCTTTGTTCCACCCTGCACCAAATACCAATAACTATCGCCTGCAAGTTCTAAGTGAAATATCGTTTGAGCTAGTAGCTTGTTGTAGCTTGAATAGCCATTTGGGTTCCATAGCCTTGCCAATGCTGGATGCTCTGTTACTTCCTGAACTTCATCACCAATAGATTTCAAGCGATATGCTACCCCTGATTTATCGCTTTTCAAGAATTTTATGTCATTATTATTGATCTTGCTTGACTTGGCTGATGGCTTCGTGGTGTATAGCTTCAAAGGCACTCTTGCGCCATCTGAAGCTATCATTGAACAACAAGCATAAACTGTGCTTTTAGAACAATTAATCAGCTTATTCTTGTTAGCTCGAGAATATTCTGGAAATATAGAGTCAACGACTTGATTAAAAAACAGTATATCTTTCGGTATCATTGACTTCTTTTTGAAAAATGGAAATTTCATCATAGCCATCCTACTGGTAGTGATCCCTCTAAATGCTCCATAAGTGCATAGCGAAGGCTGTCACAATTACTCACGAGTATCCCATTTGCGAAATACTCGTGTTTTCTATCTACTGTAAGATTATAGACTTTTTCCGTTATTGCTTCTGAAAATGCCACTACATGTCCTTGAACACGTTTTATTTGGTTTATATTTATTAGTTGTAAAAGATTTTGAACAAACCAAGCAAATTCTTTCGATATTATCGGCGCCTGTTTTTCTTCTTGAAGCTGACTTACAAGCATTTGAACAATATTTGCTATTTGTTCGTTTAGATGATTGATATTCTTTTCCACAATGCTGGCATTTATAAGTTTTAGGTTCCCAAGTCCCGAAGCTATGAGCTTTCGCATGTTGACTATGCCATAACTTTCCAGCGTCTGTCTTATGCCATTTAGATGCTTCGATAATGGCTTTATCTGAAAGTTGTTTGGAAACTCCTTTTTGATGTATTGACGTATGCTTTCCTCTTGCAATACATTCAAGATTTGAGAGATTATTGTTGAGAGAGTCACCATCCTTATGATGAATGACGCATCCTCTTGGAATATCTCCGTAATTGAGAAACCAAATATATTCATGTAATCTGCGAACTCCATATCTAATTTTGCAAGCTGTTGAATT